TTGTAAGTACATAATTTTTGCAGTCATGACACAAGAAAAGCTCCCTCACAGGAAGGAGCTTTGTCTACAGTCTGAGAGGGGCGCAAGCCCCTCTAAACTTTTACACCATAATTCTTACGGAACCAATCCACAGAATCATCAAGTGGCAACCATCTATTTTTCAAAAAGTCATCATATCCCTTATAATCAAACTGCGATCCGTCCCGGAACTCTTTGATCAGATTAAACCGCCTACAAAAAGCATTCCAGGTACTGGCATCCTCTGATTGCACTGTTCTGTAAAGCTGGTCGAAAGAAATGTTACTTGTAAAATATATATGCGTGAAACAAGCTTGCTTATTATTATATCTACACGGCAGTTCTAAGGGGTAAATATCCAGCCACTTAAGCAATATATTAATATCAAAATCGCAAGCACGAAAATCATCAAATAATATAACATCCTGCCCCTTATATCCATCCCAGGGGTTCCGGTTATCAGTCACGCGATAAACTTTATCGTATCCGCCATATAACTTATATACACCTGACGTCTTACCACTTCCAGGATCACCGAACCAGTATTCCACATGCATTTCACGAACTATATTCTTAAATTGTTCATACCGGAGTATTTCCCGGCACCGTTCGACCTTTTCCAGCTGCATCATATAGTTCGGATTATCTTCCAGGATCTCATAATTACTCTTTCCGTCCTTGATCATATCATACAAGGCAACAAGATCGTTCCGTTGTCCCTGGTGTTCATCCGGAACAATTCCAGATTCTTCAAAAGTATTTTTAAGATTTGTCTCTTCTTTCGTAGTACCTTTATGTTTTCCCTCTTTACGGATATAGTCACGAGCTTGTTGCAATGTACCCCGCAACATATCTAATTGAGACCCAGGAGGAAATAACTTTTGTAAAGTACTAAACCTAAAAGGGGAAGTACGATGTATAACTATATGCGTATGTAAAGTATGTTTTTCGTTGCCAATTTCATCACACATAGCCCAGTAATCAAGACCACGTATAGAAATTAGAACCTCTTTTATTTTATCATGTGAAAACCCCTTATCCAGAGGATTATTAATTGTAATCATCCACTTACGACAAGTAGTATCTTTTTTGCTCTCCATGTGCTTCTCCATATTGATACAAAAGTTATGTTGATACAAGTGTTTGATACACACTATTGTATCAGCGAAAGCCTAGTAAATAAAAGGGTTACAGCCATTCTGATACACGATACAAAAGTTGCCTAGGGGTAATACTAACCCTAGGCAACGCCCTTGACGGCAGGAACCCGGCACCGCGGGACCTTTGCGCCCAAGGACGCGCCCCGCTTCGCTTGTGGGCGCTGTCCCTGGCCACAAGGCTAACCGGGTGCCCCCCTACCGTAAAGGGTAAAGTGCACGTTGCTAGTCTTCATCATCAAATTCTGATTCAAAATCATCCAATTCCTTTTTCAGACGCTCATGATCAGAACGCAGTGTGGCTAAATCCTGCCGGATATCCTCAAAATCAGATTCCCGGCATTGAGCATACAATGACATACCTGCAACGACAATAACAGTAAGACAAATACAAATAACACAAGCCAAACCCATATCAGGCACCGCCTTTCTTCCTGGGACACCAACGAGGAGTATATTTACAAGGAACAATACTATCATTCCAACCGGTATAACCAATAAAACCGGGCATAGACCGGATATCACGTTCAGAAAAATACTGCGTAATATACTCCTGGTCCGGATGTTCACAGAAACAGCTTTTCCGATTACCATACCGGGAATGATAAAATTTACAATAATCACATTCAGAGCATTTTATTTTATCAGCCATAATACACCTACTTTCTTGATTTTTTACTATTGCGTTTCTTCCGCCTATTAAACAAAAAAAATCCGTATTCTTTTGGAGAACTGGAAGGCTTTACAAAACGCATATAATCCCGATAAGATAAAAGAGAATATATAAATTCATCCATAAAACACCTACTTTCTCAGCTTTTTGCTGGCACGTATTAGTTTCCGGGACGGTTTTACCACACCGTCAATATTCACCGGGTTATTCCTCTGCAGCTCAAGGATCTGTTCCTCTGATAACATATCACCTTCTTTGCAGGATTTAGTGAGATTTCCAACACATGCCAAGGTATCATAAGCATTAAAAGCAGCATCCTTAATAAACCATCCGAAACGTCTTTTCGGTTTGATCAGCGTAGGATCAGAAGCATTTTCAAGGTCAAAAGCGTCATACTGTTCATGTACCATGATTCGCCATATCTTATTACAGGTATAGACATAGCTGGTCACCTGACGGAGCAGAGCATCTACATGATTAAACCTTTGCGATGTATAGATCAGACTGATATGATGGTGACGGCAGGTCAAAAGCGTATTTAAAAACAGAGGATCTATATTACTTTTGAAGCTTCGGGAATTAAGCTGCACCGAAAATTCATCCCCCAACACTATAATGCAGGTCAAAGTCTCGTTCTTTTCATCAACGGCACGCATACGGTCAGCAACAGCCACGATCTGCGCCATAGATACAAAATCCTCATAGGGAATAGCCAGTGATACATTAGAGATAATATGTATCTTCTGGGTAACCCATTTCTTACGGTTAAAGTCAAAAATCCGCTTATCATTGTACCGCTTATACAAAGATACAACCTTATGCACTGCAGACAAGGTTTTTCCCTTGCCAAACAATCCAACATAACAGGAGATCGTACCAGTAGCGCATTCATCCCACCTATGGAACCGGAAATACTTATACAGATCAATCACCCCATACCACACGGTACTGATCGGATGCGTTACAATAACACGGACACAGACCGACATAATGCAGGCGAAAACAATAATAAATAATAACAATTCAAGCATACGATCACCGCCCAACCTTTAAGCAGTTAGCAGCTATGGAGCTGATGCTTTCTAATACCAAACAAAACACGATCAAACCGACCACAACAGCCGGAGTAAATTCATTCGATCCGTTACAGATATAATTAATTATGTTTTCCATTCTTCATAATCTCCTTTGCATAACGACAACTATTAACCAGGTAACACATTTTGCACCGCTGGATCTCATCATCCACACGGATCACACGACAACCAATAAGATCATGACAATGGTTATCTTCATTGATGCAGGATCCTTTTAACCTGCAGGTAAAATTAGCGCACGGACTCATCTGTCTAACACATCCCTCCTACCATCCAGGCTGCGACCAGTCATGTTAGCAACTGCAATTTTTATCCTTTTGATCACCCAAAAAGAGAGCAGCAGGAATATAATAGTGTCCAGTCTGTAATTTATTGCCGAAAAATAAGGCTCAAAATCGTTTGCAGATAAATTTTGTACTTGAACTTGTTCCGTCGCAGGTTCCGATACAGCGACAGTAAAAGGTATATAATTACCATCACTATCCATAACATAGACATTTGTTCCGGATTCTCCTGAATCCACGGACTCAGTAGGGGATTCTTCCGCAACAGATCCGGCATCTTGTACCATATCGGATTCAATGCCAGTGCTATCGGATAATACAGGATCATCAGCTCCAGGAACATCCAAGGAAGTTCCCTGATCATCATTTTCAACAGTTTCAACAGTCTCGATATTTTCATATTCATTCATTTTAACAACCTTTCTTGATAGAAACCCCGGTATATGGTAGGATAAAAAAAACACCATACGGAGGGGAAAACAATGCAAACAATAATAAGTACATTTATAGGTGCAGGAGTTATTCTACTTATTGTATATCTCTACAACGAATACAAAAAAAGAAACGAATACGACATAGAAATAGACAATAGCGAAGAATTAACCAAAAAGGATATTCTGAACATAAACCAATACAATGACGAAAAAGCTGATAGCAGAACAGATTACATAATATCCATTTTGGAGAAAATAAAATTTTGGCTAACGATCATCGGAATATATTTTTTAATAAAAATAATTGCAACAATCATAATAGCAATTACATACGGAGCAGCCATAACGAAAGCTTTAAGTTATCTTACTTCCACAATCTAAATAACAAATAAAGAAGCAAATAACCAACAGAACCAAAAAGCAGAACAGAATACAAAGTAAAAGAATATCCGAACAACGTGATCTGAATAGACAAAACAGAATCACAAATAAAAATTATTTGTTTAAAGACAGCCATTTATTACCTCCCAAGAATACGACAAACAAAAATAACAAATATACTTCCAGCAATTAAAGCATTAACCCAGCCAGGAAGAAAAGAGAAAAGAGTAGCAATAAGTTCCGGGAGCTGCTGCATAGAAGCAATTAACCCTTTAACAATAGAGAAAAAATTGTTGCCAGAAGAAAGAATAGCATCAGCATAAGACTTATTTTCATCAGTCTTATCTACCTGGTTAGCAGTTCCCGTAGATTCATCAACTTCAATATCACTAACAGTACCTTTAGTACAATTAACAATAACAGGTTCACCCATATATAAAACGCCACCTTTTTTATAACAAGGAGTCAACCACATTTCACCATTCCACGTCTTACCAGCGTTCGTATACTTATCAATCAAAGAATCAATATATACACGAATAGATCCCTTACCAATCGTTACAGTATCATAAGTCTCATAAGATTCATTTAAAGAAGAATCATATACTGGATAAGAGCAAACAACCAAGGTATCAGAATCAGGAACAATAGACATATCACTATTTGCGGTTGTACCAGTCCAGGTAATAGTTCCATATGCCAACATAGGTTTATTCCATACCACACCAGTTAACTTAAAATCTGACAAATGAACAGTGCCATCATCACCAGTATCAAAAGAAGATGTGGCATTTCCATTAACATCAAAATCAATGACAATACTATTGCCTTTATTCCAAGGATTATTTACACCAGTCTTAATATAGGGAGTAAAAAACAACTGCTTAATGCCTGACCCATTAAAAGTTTTAAAACTATCAAAAGTTTTATCCCACACAAGATTTTTACGGTCCAGGGAAACAAAATCAATATCCTTAGATTGCCCATTATAATATAAAGCTTTAACCCCTAAAGATAAGTACTGGGATCCTCCAAGATCGAAAGCGGAACAATTAACAGCATTTGACCAAACATCAACAAATTCAGCATGAAACGATGTATCATAACGAAAACCAATAAGAGAAATATTATTGCCTATAACCTCACCATCAGTAGGCACAGAGTTTTGAACAATACTTTCAACCTTACCATTTACATCAAAGTAAACATAAACATCTGAACCATGGTAAAAATCACCCCACGCACCTAGACCAGCTTGTCTATAACATGGTGTAATTCTTATGTACCGCAGAAACCAATTTTCATCATCAGGCTTTAGACCTGACACATCAATCGTCAACGTTTTATCTGCAGTAGCAAATTCATCCGGGTATGCATCCGCCTGCTTTATCGTGTCCTGCGCTTCCTTATCCGCAAAGTAATAATTTACCCTTACATACTCCTCAACTTCCTGATCCTGCAAGTAGCTCCGCTCCGTTGTTCCAGTCCAGGTAGCAGTCATCTTATTGTTAGCAGTGAACCCGGTAAAAGCATAAGCCGTATCTTCAAAGTCAGGGTTATCGATAGAGCCACCATTCAAAAGACCAGAAGTATCACCTGCCTGACAATAAGAAAGCATAGAAGATTCAGAATTAAATATCATAAGATCAGATGAAAATTCAGGATCCGTATTATAGGATTGAACGAAAAATGTACAAATATA